GGTTTTGCCCCGCACCGGTGGCGATGATGCTGCCGTTCTCGATAAACACATGCAGGCAATCAGGGTTTTGTTTCAAGTGTGGCACTTGGCTTGATAACAGCTCACGCAGTTGCCCTGGCTTATTCATTATGCGTACCTTCTGTCTGCAAGGCTTTGGCCTGCTGTTTAACTTTCTGTTTATTCTGGCAGTCGATGATCATATCGATTTGCGCGGCGCAGTCATGCCAAGCTGTTTCGCAGGTATCTAGCTCACTGCTGATACCTTGATTATTGATGGGGTTGCTCGCGGGTAACTGGCAAGGGATCACGAGTGGACAGCCAACGACGGTACTCTGCACTGCCGCTGATTGCGGGGCGCTGGTGCAGCCGGCGAATAGCGTCAGGCAACAAAGTATCAGCCCAGGCTTTAACATCACTAAGTTCACGTTTTAGCTCCTCAATTTTGTTTTTTCGGTATTGGCTTGTGCTGCTCACGCTGGCAAGCTGCGTTCGTAGCTCTGCCTGCGCTTGCTGGTTTTCTGCTGATAGCTGTTTTAAGTCAAAATAGGACTGTGATGTTTGCGTCAGCGATTGCAGCATTGCGCCCTGTGTTTTTTGCAATTTACTCAGTCGTTCTTGTTGCTGATGAATAACGCCCGCCATGGTGATCGCAATCCCAATGGCCGCAATAATCAAATAGCCCACAAATGGCTGAATGAACTTACTAAGCAGCGACAGCATTGTCGGCACCCAGCTTGCTCGTAGCATTAAACTGCTGATACACCCGCGCTAATTTAATATCGTAGTCATTTTCTTTATAAGCAGGCCCGTTGTAGCGCCTGGCAAACTCTGCCCACTTGCGCGACTTTAATGCCTTATGCAACACAGGATCCGCCTCGATAAATTTGACCAAAGCATTAAGCTGCTCGCCTTCTGACGCGTCCATCGCTTGTTTAAATGCCTGCGGCGACGGATAACCCAAGGCTTGCCAATGAAAACCCATAATCTGAAACATGCCCCAGCTACAGGCACAAATTGCGGCCTCTGGATTAAGTTGGTACGCAATAGCAAAGCGTTGATACTCGCCGCTGCCGCCGGTATAACCGCCACGGGCTGGATTACAAATATTAGGGTACTTAGCTGCAAATTCTGCTGCAACTGCGGCATCACTTTCTAGCAGCTGCCGATAAAATACATGTCTTTCAAATAAAATGGCGGGCCTGCCACAGGCGAAAAAGCCAAAGCCGCTTGACTCCACTTCAGCTACGCTGGCCATGGCGGCAAACGATACGCCAAGCGCTATTGCTGCCGCCGCTAATTGCGAGTGTTGAATAAATTTACTACGGCTTTCACCTGCGAGTATTGCCAGCGTTCTTACACCTGCATAACCCGTTCTTGGCAAGTCGTGTTTTTCCTGAAATTGCTCGATGGCCTTTTGTGTTGCGTCACCAAACCAGCCGTCTACCTTCAATTGTGCGCCAGCGGCATTGAGCCGCTGTTGCAAGTCGCGCACCTGATAGCCGTTATTGCCTTTTTTTAGAGTCATATCGATTACCTATGCTTAGTTTTAAATGTTTGTGGGCGAGTAATTCGCACTAGCCTGCTGTTAATTTGTTTAGTATTTGGTTGTAGAAGATGCGCAACATTGCCTCTGGCCTGAAAAATGGCAATGCAGAGTGTGACTTTTAAAAATACCTCAGCGTAACTTGGTGCTGTTGCAACGCCATACACAGTGAGAATGACCTCAATGCCGGCGGCAACAGTGATGAGGTAGGCGCAAATACTGATGAAGATTCGATGCCGCCCTGTTCGTACAAATAACGCTAGGCGTAGCACAATCAAACTACAAATAATGGCATTGATGATTAACATCATTTCCCCCTCAGCCCACGCAGGGCGTTAATCCAACTCTCTGGATTATTGGTTAATTTCATAACGTACTGCAGCATTCGCACCACGCACGCAGATGAGATTAATGCTGCCATTCCCATGTTGACTTGCAAAGTATCTGGTAGCATGGCGCTTATGGCATTGGCAACCCAGTTAGCGCACAGTACGCCACCTAAAAAAGACACAATAAACAAGCCGATACGCTGCAAATTACCTGACGTGTCGTTGGTGATAATGAATAAAACCGCGCCGGTGAATGCGCCAATCATGACGGCGGGTTCAGCCCCTGGCACTAAGGTAAGAATGCTGGCGGTTGCTACCGCAGATGTGGCTGATGTCGCTGAAATTGGCTCGCTCATCATTAATCCCATAATTGAATAAAGTTTGACTGCGTAGGCGCGGTTACCTGCACAGGAAGAATTACAACGGTGCCGTTTGGTAATACAGGACCAATGGCGGCAAGGTGTGGATTGGTGTCGAGCACTTGTTCAGTGTGATTACCTGTCGCCCCAAAATATCGATAACAAATTTTATCGACGGTATCGCCTTCTATGCTGCGTACCGTTTGCAAGCTGCCCATTAGATCAGTTCTACAGTGACGTGGCTTTCGCCTAAAATGTCACGAATAGCAAAGCGGGCATCACGGCGCAGGTCGTTAACGCTGTCATACAGTTCTTCACCCGCCTTTAGCCCCTTGGCTGTACTGTCAAAATCGCTATAACGCTCAATGAGATTAGCTTTAGTGAGGCAGTAAACCGCGCGCAGATAGAGCTGTAAAAAAATACTTTGCCCGTTTATTTGCTCAGCAGGCACTTGCTCTAAATGAGCATGCCCCGAGCTTTGCTGCGCTAGCCGCCATAGTTTTAGGTCAATGTTGACTTGCAGCGCCGCGTTAATGGTGGCGTGCTCAAGCCGCTCATTGGTCACAGTGCCGTCAAGGCGTATGGCATCGCGTAATATCGTTAAGTCGATATCAGGCCAAAACGCACTGTTAGTGATGGTTTTTGGTGCGCTGCTTGGTGCTGTGGCGATAAAGCTCATGTTTACCTGCTTACGGCTAGGTTGTGCGGTGGGCTGGCTTAAGTAGTGAAATTGGATAACGCTACTTGGCCAGCGCCGCACGGGTTGCGAGGGTCGCTCGGTTAACCAGCACTGCCTTGCTGCTCTGCAATATCAGTGCTTTGGGTTGTTAATTTGTCGGCGTTTTTAAGGTCTCGAGTGACTTTCTCGATAAACTTTTTCACGCCAACTTTATCGTTTAATGCCAGTGCCTGTTGATAAGCATCGAGCGCTTTTTCAAGTTCGCTTTCAAACTCAAATGCTTGACCCAATTGACGCCACAACTTAGCGCGCGCTTCGTCGTACATGTCGCACTGCGCCGTTAGCTCAAGCACAGCTTTTAGCTGTGAGCTGGCGACTGGCGTATCAGTTTCAATAAGTCGCGCAGCGGTTTCGGCAATTTCTTCGGCAATGGTACAAGCCAGATTGCGCTCAAAGCGGTCAGGGATAACTAAGTCATGCTTAATGGCATATTCTGCCAGCTCAATTGCGCGGTCGATGTTGCCAACGTCGATATGCCATAGCAGCACAGTGACGAATACTTCATCTTGTACGCCACTATCGCCCTTGATTGTGCCGTCGATATAGGCGTCATATTCAGGCAAAAACTGTGACTTAGCTTGCAGCTTACGTGCGAGTGCCTGTACGGTTTTTAAAATACGGCGATGCTCAGTTAACTGCATGAGCATGAGCTCATAGGTATTTTCTGAGCGAGCGCTTAAAGGGGAGTCCGTTCCCCGCGCTGCCGCCAAGACGCCATGAAAGCGCTTATAGGCTGGTGATGACATGGCTAGGCTCCAAACTCAATGTTTTCAGCGAAAGCTGTACAGCCAAAATCTTCAACTACGTAAGAGTCGTTAGATGACTCATAGTTTTCAATTTGGTCACGCTTTGGGTTATCAATTACGCTGCGGCGGCGACCGCCTTCTTGCCAGTAAAGGCTTAGGTTATCCATTCGCGTGATTAGCAAGGCGTTAGCTGGGAAATGCGGCACACGAACAGCACCCAAACCACCGATGCGCTTTTGACTGATGATCATGTCTGCGGCCATGGTTTCGGTTGGCGCATTGTTGGCATTAACGATTGGGAAATACTTATCAGCTAACAGTTTACGACCACAAATAACGACTAATTCGGTGTCGTCTTGGTGCCATGGGTCAATCATGCTGTTAACCATGTCATATACCAAAGCATCAAGGTTGGCGTAGTCCACGCCAATCACAATTTTGCCTGATGCAAGAACGACTTCTTTCATGTGACGCTGCGGTGCATGCGCGCGGATTTTCTGCAACCAACCGATGTTAACATCCTGCAATAAAGGGTTGCTGGTTCGGTTGGAGGTAGCGGCGCGGCTAGTACCATTAAAGCCAATCATGATGCGGTCGAGTGCTTGCTGCTTAAGGATTGCATCGCGAACGCGCGCTTGAAAGTCAGGGAACTTGGCCCACATGTCGATTTTGGCATAGCGCAAAGCCGTATCGAAGTTAGTTTGGGTACAGTCATAACCGAGCTTATCTAAATCGGTTGGGTCGATGGCGACGCGATCGCTTTGAGTTGTGTCAGTTGTACCTGCGATAGTGCCGCTAACGCCTAGGCCTAGTTTTTCACCTGATTTCTCGGTAACGGGAACAATGTTAATTTGGCCTAAAAACTGCGAGCTTTCTTGCATCCGCGTTTCTAGCGTTTGCTGAACGCTTGGCTCAACGGTAAATTTAGCGGTTGCCGTTTCTACACCGTTAAGTGTGGCAACTTGGCCGAGATAACCGTTAAAAAGTATACGAGTGGTATTGCGCATGTTTGCTCCTTAGCAATCGGTTTTCATGTTGTTGTCGCCACCGGTTGCGGGCGAACGTCGTTGGCCTGTTGGCTCTTCTTTTTCAAGCTGAGTTTTGAGCGCGTTAAACTCCTCGCTTAATGCGTTAAAATTAGTTTGCAGCGCTGATAGGTCATCAATCGCTTTTTTGGCCTTATCGCCAAAATCACTGCTAAATTGCGTTTGCGCATCCACAACGGCTTGGGCGATTTCTTCAACCGCTTGATGCACGTCACTAAAGTCTGTTTTGGTTTCGGCCTTGTTTTTACCGAGCAGCGCTTTAACTTTGGCAAATAGCCCTAGCTCGTCGCTGACCTCTTCAAATTCAAAATCTACTTCCACTGCAGAGGTAAACAGGTTTTCGGGGCGCTGCTTGCGTGAAGTGAGCGGGCTGTCTTTGCAGGTTGCTGAGAACGCCAGCATTTCAGTGCCAAGTGATGCGGGAGAGTCTGTTACTGCCAAGCCGGTCAAATAACATTTACCGGTTTTAGCAAAGTCAGGGTCTATTTCAACGCTGGTATAGATTTTTTGCTTTTTCTGATTCATGGCGATCAGTTCTTCTGTCGGCTCTATTTGGGCAAACAGGGTTAACTTGCCGTCCACTTCTTCTGCTTTTACAGCAGCGACATCGCCATAGGCTTTAAATGGACTGTCGGCTGTCATGCCACGGATGTGCTCCATCCAAATACGGGCGCCATACTTTGCCGCGTTATAGGTTTCTACAATGTCCAAGATCCACTGACGCTCAACGACACGGCCGTCTGTCGTATGCCCTTCTGTGAATACTCGGAAAAATTTCGATTTCTTAGCCATGTTGTCGCCCTTAGGGGTTAAATGAGGTGTGTTAACTGCAGCCTGTATGGTCAAGAGCAAGGCGATGATGGGCAAGGGCTTGCAGCGGTATAAGGAAACCGATACCGCTTAAACAGCAGGGGTTTAGTGATTGGGCTATTTACACTGACGCCATGAAACTAAATCCCGAAACCTCTACAGATAAGAATCAACGCCAATATGCTAAAAACCTTTTTTGGCAAGGTTGGGCTGTCCGTGAGATATGCCAGCACTTAACGCTGCCTGAAAGTACCGTGTCGAGCTGGAAAAAACGCGATGCATGGGAAGATGCTAAACCGATTGACCGAGTAGACTCGGCGCTTGAAATGCGCATGTTGCAACTCATCAATAAGGAGGATAAAGACGGTAAGGATTTTAAAGAGATAGACCTACTCGGCAGGCAGCTCGAGCGTATTGCCCGTATTACGCGCTATAACAATGGCGGCAATGAGACAGACCTTAATCCGAATGTGGCTAACCGCAATGCTGGGCCTAAAAAGCCGCCGGTTAAAAACTATGTTAGCGAAGAGGATTTAGAAAAACTGATTGAGGCGTTTCAAGCCTCGATGTTTGCTTATCAAAAAGAATGGTACACAGCAGGCTTAACCCAGCGTATACGCAACATCTTAAAGTCTCGCCAAATTGGTGCGACTTACTTTTTTGCCCACGAAGCCATTATTGACGCCCTAGTCACTGGCCGTAACCAAATCTTTTTATCGGCAAGTAAAGCGCAGGCCCATGTGTTTAAGCAGTACATCATTCAGTTCGTGAGGGATGTGACTGACATTGAACTCAAGGGCGACCCGATTGTGTTGCATAACGGCGCGATTTTGTACTTTTTAGGTACTAATGCCAGAACAGCCCAGTCGTACCACGGTAACCTTTATCTTGATGAATACTTTTGGATCCATAAGTTCCAAGAGTTCCGCAAAGTTGCTTCTGGCATGGCGATTCATGCTAAGTGGCGACAAACCTATATTTCTACCCCGTCATCGATTACCCACGACGCCTACCCGTTTTGGACTGGCACATTGTTCAACCGTGGCCGCCCTAAAGCCGATCGCATTGAGATTGATGTGAGCCATAGTGCCCTAGCAAATGGCCGCAGGTGTGAGGATGGCCAATGGCGGCAAGTGGTCACGGTCGATGATGCCATTCGTAAGGGTTGCAACTTATTCGACCCAGATACCCTGCATTTAGAGTACAGCCCTGACGAGTATTCTAACCTGCTGATGTGTGAGTTTATCGACGACACTATGTCGGTATTCCCTATGGTGATGATGCAGCGCTGCATGGTTGACTCGTGGGAAGTGTGGACCGATTACAAGCCCTTTGCACCAAGACCGCTAGCGCACCGTGAAGTATGGATAGGTTATGACCCTAACAAGGGCGGCAAAGGTGACAGTGCTGGCTGCATTGTTATTTGCCCACCCGCTGTGCCAGGCGGTAAGTTCCGCGTGATAGAAAAACACCGTTGGAACGGCATGGACTTTGAGGCGCAGGCCAAAGCGATTCAGGATATCTGCAATAAATACAACGTGACGTTTATCGGTATCGATACCACTGGCCTTGGTGAGGCAGTGTATCAACTGGTGAAAAAGTTTTTCCCGCAGGTTACATCATTTCTTTACAACCCTGTGCTTAAAAGTCAGATGGTGATCAAGGCCTATGACGTGATCAGCAAAGGCCGCTTGGAATATGACGCAGGCTGGACAGACCTGGCGCAGGCATTTATGAGCATTCGCAAAACCCTAACGGCTAACGGCAAGCAAGTGACCTATGAATCGGCGCGCAGTGAAGAAATTAGCCACGCCGATATCGCATGGGCGGCAATGCATGCACTTTACAATGAGCCACTGGATACCAGCGGCACCAGTACATCGACGATGGAGATTTACGACTGATGGCAAAATATAAAAAGGCGCACGCAATGGCGTCTAAACCCAAAGAGCAACGTATTGAGCACTTTACCTTTGGCGAACCCATGCCAGTGCTGAGCCAGCGGGAGATATTCGACTATCTTGAGTCGATGTCGAACGGTAAGTAC